ACTATTAACTCCATTAAAATATCTATCAGCAAATTGTCTCGCTCTACGAATCCAATCTAATTTTAATTTGATTATTTCATATTTTTCATATTCTTCTAGATGAGTATAAAAATTTATTGTATGTTCTTTTAATTTTTTGATATATTCTTTATCAGTATATCCATTCTTTTTTGGTTGTTTTGGTTCTATTGGTTCTTCTATCTCTTCCAACTTCTCTCCAATACCCACAATAGCGTCACATGCTGCCCATAGATTGTCATTAAATGCTTTTAGACCATCTACTATCAATCCACTAGCAAAAAGTCCTGCTTCGCCATATTGTGAATTGTATTCAGTTATACTAGGAACAGAACAGAATGGTGCTTGTGGGTAATCTTTATCTCCTGATGCGGGTAATAATGAAATTCCTGCAAACCATTTCTTATTATCATATATAAATTTACTAACATCGTCCCATTCTTCTGGTTTTACTGTAATTGTATTTGAAACATTATGTCTTACTGAAGGATCAGTGCATCTTTCAGGACGAGTTCCATATTCTACCCAATTTTTTTGAGTTAATTTAACTTTTTCCAACAAATCAACAGCTTTTATTTGATTTTTTGTAATTGATCCTAATGGAACTTCGCATAAAAAATTTATAACATAATCTGTATTATTAGCAGACCAAACTGATTTCTCTACTGCTAATGGATTTGTTTTCATGAAATGTCGCAACGGAAATTCTAAACGGTTTGCTTGTACTCGTCTAAAATATCGTTTTGCATGATGTGGATGCACACCACTTGCACTACCTAAAATACAAGAAGTGCTTCCTGCTGGTTTGACACATGTAGCTCTTGCGCATGGGTTTATCCCTATATATCCTGCAATAATCTCATTTACTTTTAATACTTCTAGTGCTGCTAATCTTTGATATTCTTCATTAAAGATTATATCAGGACTATCCATCATGCCTGTCATTGATACGCCCAATAAAGCTTCTTTTTTAACTATATCTTCTGATATTTTTCCTAAATATGGAAAATCTGTATAAGCTGCTTGCATCGTCCCTATTATTGCTCCTGCTCTTGCTGCTTGTAAGAAATCTTCTAAAGATTTTATTTTTTTTGCGTTAATTTCAGTTAAATTACAGAATTGAACACCACTTTCTCCCGTTTCTAATCTAGGAATCATTCCAATTTCGACACAGTTAGAGACATTAACACCACCAGTCCAATATGTATGAGTATTATTATCTACGGTAATATCAAATACTTCTTCTTCTGAAATAAATTCATTGTTTATTATATCATATGTTTTTTTATTAAAATTTCCTTCTTTTTTATTTTCTAAAATCGAATTCAACTTTTCGGTTTTGTAGTTTTGTATAAATCCTATAATATTAGAAAATTTATCTATATCAGTTGTTATATTTAAATCATAACTTTTTCTACATGTATATGTTCCATTTGAAAATTGTATAGTATTACTTTTATTTGTAGTATAATATGAACGTATACCTATAGATGATAACATTAATTGGACTTTTTCTATCACATTAAAAGAAGATGCTTTTAATGTAACTCTTTTACCACAAATACTTCCGTTAGCAGAATATAATCCCCTTAAAAATCCACAAACTTTATTTTTATTTTCATATATAAATCTAGAAGGTATTATTCTATTATATGTTAATGGAATTTCTGTATTTTTAATTGTAGTAGTTATTTCATATGCTCCATGATGTAATTTATTCCTATCTTTTATTATAAGATTTGATATTTCGCTATTAAAATAAACATTATCGTGTTCCCCTATTATTAGATATACTAAATTATTACTTGCTTCATGAACTGATCCATCACCAAATACTAACCCATCCATTACATCTTGTATATTAATTGATATATTATTTTTATATTCTCCATGTAAAATATCAATAGATTCACAATCTTTTGCTTCTATTTTTTCGCCATTAGATATTAATCTATGATTTTCTGTTCCGTAAAAATTTCCAGATGTTGTTCTATAGTTATAAACTTTTTTTATACCAGTAGACCATTTTTTTATCACATTTGTCCAACCAGTTTCGGACCAAATTTTATCACCTTCTTTTATATCCCCTATTGTGGATATTCCATTAGGTGTTAATACCGTAGCCCAAGATGGTTGGCAAGGATTATATACTATATCTTCATTATCAAGCCATACAAATCCTGGTTCTCCAAATTCTTTTACAAATTCCATAATTTCATAGAATTCTTCACGAGTTGTTTTATCTTTTATTAAAGCTACAGAATTGTTACTACGACCCCTTTGTGGATTTTTAATAAACCAATCTCCAGTTTTTGCCTTTAGCATTTCATTATCACTTTTACTAAAAATACAAATAGTTGCTGATCGTCTAATTCCTCCTGATAATACAGCATCAGATGCATGCATTATAATATCATATGCATCAATAGCATGCATACGATTTTCATTTAACGAAATCCTATAATCTAATATTGCTTTAATTTTAGATATAGCAACTTCCAACCCTTTTGATCCAGGTGCTTTAAATCCTCCTGTGATTGGCGCACCTTCCGGTCTTATATTAGATAAATCGAAATCTATTTCAAAACCTTGATAATCTTTCCATATATTATCATTATTACTAAAATATGAATTAACTAAAACCCCAATTGAATCACTCCAAGATTCTATAGTATCTTCTACTATAAAAGTTTTTTTCCCTTTTGTTCGCGTTTCTATATTTGGTAATTTATTTATATGTTTATCTTGAACAGAAAATCCAACACCACATCCACATAATAAAAGATACATACATTCTTGAAATGCTTTTGTTCTATCTATATAAGATACTGAACAATTATACATTTTTGCGTTTTTTTTAAGAATTGGATCACCACCAAATTGTAATGCTCTTTGTGCTCCTAAAACTCTCTTTTTTAATACCTGTTCTTTTGCAAAATTGAAATCTTTCCTAAAATTTTCATTTTTTTCTAATATATCTTTAAACTTACGTTCATGCATTTCAAAAACTCTATCTACAGTTTCCTGCCATGTTTCTCTGCGTTTTTTATCTTTGTTGTATTTCGCATATTTTGCGTAGAATGTATAATCTTGAAGTGCTCGTATTGACATAATATTAATTTCTTTGTGTCTATTAATTATGACACAAAACAAAAAAATCTCAACATTATATTGAGATTTTTTAATTATTTTTATATCATCTATATGTTACATTTTATAACTTCCACTACCGGGTTTTGTATCATCCCATTTATTTCCCCCTGCGATTTTAGTATCACTTGATGCATAATTTATATGATCATCTTCTTTGCCATCAGTTTTTTTGGTTTTATATTTTTCAGGATCATTTAATTTTTCCTTTCTTTTTAAACTATCAGGAACTGGACCTCTACCACCTCCATCAGTATGAAGAACAAGAACACCAATAGGAACAGTCATTGGTGATGTGTAAAATCCAGGATTTCCTTCAATTACAACATCAGCAAAAATTCCATCAGGGGCTTCTGTTCCTCCACGATAATTTTGTGATGTTGTCGGATATATACTTTTTAATACACTAATTCTAAGAATTTTATCAAAATCTTTTTCCATACAGCTTGCAACTAAATCCCTAAGACTTTGCCCTACATTTTTAAAATATTCATGTTTTAATGTGTCTTTTTGAAATGTAATTCTATCACCACCCATAAACCCACCTTGCTGTCCTCTTTCATTTGATGCAGATTCTAATAAAGTTTTATATAATAAATCGAAATTTTCAGTCATATGATATTATTTAACACTTTCTTCTATAAATAATATAGATAATATGGCAATTCGTATAAAAACCTTAGATAATATATCCAATACAAAGACACAAATGGGGTCTATCTATCGTGATTTATACTTAGATATCACATATTCCAAACTTGTAAGCACTAACATTAATTTTCCTAATTCTATTCGTGGAGGGGATATTAAAATTAGTGAAGATGTTGCCGCAATTGAAAACTCTTTACATAATTTATTTTCAACAAGACCAGGACAAAGAATTTTATTTCCTGAATATGGTACGAATCTTGATTATTATTTATTTCAACCAATATCACAACAAGCAGGTGAATCAATCGGAAATACTATATTAAATAAAATTTCTATTTATGAACCAAGAGTTAAAATTAAAGCGATAAATGTAGTTGCACAACCTGATAATAATCAATATGTAATATCAATATATATGGATATTATAGTATTAAATTTAGTAAATGTCCAATCGACTTTTGTTTTTAATGTTAACACTCAAACATTTACGATAATCCAATCACAATAATAATTTATGGCAACAAATAATACGAATTTTAATAATTACAATATACCATCAAATGAATATGTTGCCTTTGATGCAACTTCATTACGACAATTAATTTTAGATCGACTAAATACTACACAAGTTTTTACTGACCAAAATTATATAGGAAGTAATCTTGCATCAGTTATTGATATTGTGGCTTATACATTTAATACATTAATGTATTATTTAAATAAAACTGCATCTGAATCTATGTTTACAGAGGCACAGTTATATGAAAATATAAATAGAATAGTAAAATTACTTGATTATAATCCATTAGGATATCAAACTTCTACATTGCCATTTTCAGCAACTGTAGATACATTAAATGCAGGAACTTATACTATACCTAGATATACTTCAGTTAGTGTTAATGGTATAAAATTTTCTTTTAATTCCGAGCAAACATTTGTTAAAACTGTATCACTAAGTTCAGAAGGATTAACAGAGTTAAGTAGTCAAGCATTATTATATCAAGGTAGTTATCAGGAATATCCTTTATATACAGCAATTGGAGATGAAAATGAAATGGTATTACTTTCTCCTGCAACTAATATTAATATCGATCATTTTAATATTGATGTTTATGTAAATAGAAATAATTTAGGTATTTGGTCGCAATATACAAAAAGTAATAGTCTATATTTAGAAAATAGTATAGCAGAAAAATATGAAATCCGATTAAATGGTAATAATCAATATGAAATCACATTCGGAGATGATATTAATGGAGTAAAACTACAACCGAATGATAAAGTTGCAGTATATTATCTACAAAGTGATGGAAGTGTTGGCGAAGTTGGTAAAAATGCTATAACATCCGCTAAAGCAACTGAATATAATACAACACAATTTAATCAGATTATTGCAAGTGTATTATCAAATAATTCTTATGATATAATATCAAATTCTGATTTAGCATATATATCATTTTCTAATAAATCTGCATCTACTCCAGTTCAAACTATTCAAACACCGGATGAAATACGTGCTGCAGCTCCTTCTGTTTTTCGTAGTCAATATAGATTAGTAACAGAAAATGATTATAAATCTTTTATAAATACTAATTTTTCTAATTTAATATCTGATGTTACAGTTGTTGATAATATTACATATACAACACAATATTTACAATATTTTTATAATTTAGGATTAACTGACCCCTCTTTAAATGGTAGAGCATTATTTAATCAATTTCAATTTTCAGATGCATGTAATTTTAATAATGTTTATTTATTTATTGTTCCTAGAACTGTAGATAATACAACATTATCATATTTATTACCACCACAAAAGGAATTAATTACAACTTCTGTACAATTATTAAAGAGTATGACTGCTGAAATTGCATATGCTGATCCTGTATATAAAGCAGTAGCAATAGGAACTAATTCTAATAATTCTAATACAAATATTACCGTTACTGATGAAAGTTTAAGTCGATTATATATTAAAAAAAATGTATATAATAATAGAGATAATTCATCTATTATTAAGGACGTTATAAATATATTTACATCATATTTTAGTAAATCTAATCTTACATTAGGACAAACTCTTGATATTACTTCACTATCACAACAAATATTAAATATTAATGGTATTGATAGTTTTTATACTGGAAGAATTGATAATAGTGTTCAAATTAATGGATTGTCGTTATTTATATGGAACCCTGACTATTCATCATTAGATACTTTACAGACAACGAATAATATAGTATTTAATTTTTTCGAATATCCATATTTATTCGATTTAAATAATCTTATTAATAAAATAGTAATAATATAATATGTCAAATTTAACATCAAATTTTACTTTAGCATCAGATTCAATTGGATATATATACGCAACTGAATTTACCTTTGTTAATTCTAATACAGGTATAAATAATAGTAGTGTTCAACTTATTTGGAATCTTGGGGATGGAACTTATATTTATAATGAAAATATTGTAAATCATATTTATAACTATGCTGGAATATATACAGTAACGCTTTCTACATTTGATGCTTATAATAATTTTAGCACCTCAAATATGAATATAACTGCATCATCTTATGTTGATGATTATGTTACATTTTTCGCATTACCAACTGCTTATGGTCTTGTCGGTATGCCAACAACATCACCATTTATCGTTCAAGTATTTTCTGCACAAATACCATTATCATCTGAACCTCTTATATTAGAATTATATGCTGTTAATTCTAAATCTATACCATATCAAGAAGTTCCTGAAAAGTGGAATTTTATAAATCCTACATGGAAATTTACAACAGATCCCGCAGGAATAAATGCAGTAACTAATATAGTATTATCATCACAACCTATATATTATAATAATACTGTTGTTGGAGCATCCGCAGAAGCATCAGTTTATTATGTTGATAGTATTGGTAGTGGTGATATTACAAATAATTGTCCATTATTAATATCTGCAACATTACAAACATCTGGATTTATCAATCCATTAGATTCGAATATATATTCATATAAAAGTTTTTCTAATAGTAAAGTATCTCGTGCTGTTACTACATGGCAAGTTGGAGATATATCTCCTGATTATTTAAGAGTTACTGGAAATTATATTGACGAAATTTATCCACAAAAATGGACAAATGTTAAAATTCCTACTATGATTACTGCACATAGTTATAGTAGAGATTATATTCTTAATGAACGTACTGATGGTATTGATATTGCTACTGGCGTAGTATTTACATATCCTAATAGTAATATCGAAGGAGAAGTAAATACTATAAATTTTAAATTATCTTCACAAACAGGTATGACTTCAATATCTTGTGAAGATACTCCATTATATTTTATTGCTACTGATGATAATGGATTTAGAAATGGAGGTTATAGATTTACTACAGTTACCTCATCTAGTGCGTTTGATAATGTAACATTAATCGCATATACTACAGCAAATAATATTTCTGTAGGTGATTATAAATTTCAATATCCTTCTAAATATGCTCCTAATAATTTTGTTGTTATTCCTACTCCAGATATAGGATCTATTAGTAAAATTATATATACCCCACAACCTACAATTTCAGTTAATTGTCCTACTGTAGATTATTATAGAAGTAATGGATTAGTAGTAGAAGGATCTATTTTAAAATTTCCTGTTCCGGTAGTAACTAATAATAATACTTTTAACTATAATATGTCTGGATTTTCTGGTATATATGGTATAGCAATTGATCCTAGAAATTATGAAATTTTAGCAGTTGATGGTGAACAAGATTGTTTATATAAATTTTCAAGTTTTGGAGTTTTATTAAGCACATTAAATCTATCAAGTATTATAACTGAAGATCCTGTAACTAGTCCAACTACTCCTTCATATATAAGTATTGATAAACATTTTAATATATGGATTTCTTTATATAATAGTTTATCAGTTTTAAAGTTTGATAAGAATTTTAATTTTCTATTTGCGATATGTCCTAATAATACTCAAGAATTTGGATTATATGATGATTATTTAATGAAACCTCCTGTTGTAGAAACTGATAGGAATAATGATATTTGGGTTACATATTGCAATCCAAATTCTAGTGCTCTTATTAAATATACATCAGCAGGATTATCATCAGTTAATATTACCTTATCAGCAAATTCAACTCCTATGAATATTGCAGTTGACAAATTAAATAATATTTGGGTTACTGAATCGTTTGGCACATCAACATCAACAACTTCGGGTACAATTTTAGGAAGAATAAATCAATATAGTAAAACCGGAACATTATTAACATCTATTTCTGGTATAAATGTTCCTAATTATATTTCATTGGATGCCAATAATAATATTTGGTTTACATTTGGGGTAAGAAGTTTTGGTTATATAGATCGTGTTAGTAAAACTATTATAAATACTTGGTCGTTTAGTATACCTTCCACTACACTTAATGATACTTCGCCAAGAGTAATATTTTCTCCATCATCTGAAATATTATCACCATTTGAAGATGATGAAGAAATTGGCGCATTATCAGTAGATGTGTATAATAGAGTTTGGGTAGTTGATGCTATAACAAATAATGCACATATGTTTAATGCTGATCCAACATTTAATACAAATACTGATGTTACTGTTATTAATGCAAAACAAAGACCTAATTTAATATACTATTTTTCTGATACTGATGATACTATTGTAAGTGTAGTAAGTTCAAATATTGCAAAATCTGCAAGTGTTACTGGAGATTGGACTGGAAATGTATGGTATCAAAAATATGCAGAAGATTTATCATCTAATCTAATATTATCTGGAGTATCCGCACCTTTTAATGTTGCAGATTTTAATAATTCATATGAGATAAGAAAAGTTAATGAAAGTTTTAATATGGCAGGATATATGAAATCATTAGCATTTCCAGAAGTTTTATATGATAATACGCAATTATTTGATGAATTTTTACCTGCTGTTGTTGGTGATGGAACAATATCGAATTCAAATCTTTTTGAAGATATGGGAAAAGAAATTTATTCAAAAATTGCAAATTTTACATCAAATGTGTCAGATGTAGATACATGTAATATAGATCAATTAAAATCTTTAGCATTTGAAATTGATCAACCATTATTTGATTATGGTAACAATTTTCCTGCTGAAATAAAAAATATGTTAGATCTTGCATCAGTATCTCGTCAAAGGTTATGGGGATGTAATTTAAGTGGAACAAATACATTAACAAATAATATTATCGATTGGAATAGTCCATATACAACATTAGATATGACACTTTCCGCTGATTGGTATATAGAAAATGGAATTGTTGATAGTATATTCAATTATTTACTAACAAAAAATTTATGGATGGATGTTCAATGAAATTAATTTTTTTATTGATAAGTAATTGAATAATCTGTGCAAACTTTATTTAATACTCCTCAACAACTAGAAAAATATTCAAATCCTTTGAGATTAGTATCTCCTGATTTAGATAAAGATTTTCCATTTTCTTTTAAAGATTGGTATGCAACATATTCAAATGTAATTCCTGATCAAGCATATAAACAATATAATCAATATTTAATAACTTGGTATCAAAATAAAAATCAAACTGAGACAAATTCTTTAAATTTAATTCGTATAAAATATTTAAATTTATTAAACGGATTACAGATGTTTTTAACTGATATAGAGAAAGAAACATGGTATAGTAA